GGCAATTCTGTTTGCGTATAAAAAACGGGTTTTGATTTTTTGATTTCGATTCCGTTGTCGCGTAATGCTTCCCCCCGTGCAATGTTTCTGATGTTTGCTTTTGCGCTTGAGTATAAGTGTGCGCGTGTGTTGTTGCATTTGGCGCATGAAGGTACAAGGTTTTCTAGTTCGTGTCCGCCGCCTCTGTCTACTTCGATGAGGTGGTCTGCTTGCGTGGCTGGTTGAGTACCGCACCAATGGCATGTCGGGTTGCCTTTAAGTATGACCTGCCTGTTTTTTAGGTACTGCCCGTTTTTGTGTGCATGCCCCATTTTTGCTCACGCGCTTCGCTTGTGCTGACGCGGCGCTCGCGCGCCTTGTCGATGTTTGTGTTGGTATGTCATGTTGTCTACTTTATGTTTGTGGTTTGTTTTTGGTATGTCAATTTGTGTTTGTTGTGATCAAACCTAGTGCGCTATGCCCCCCGTGCTTTTGCCTCTGAGCACTCCCTATTACTTGTAACGCTTTTGCCTGACCGCGTGTTACCACGCGCGTCATCTACCCACGTTGCCGTGTGTCACCAACCGCCATGCAACCGGCTTAGGTCATGCCCGTTATTTAGTTTTTTGGTTCGCTTAACTTAAGCGCGTCGATCACTTTGCTTATGTCACGTTTATCAAGATCGCCCGTCGTATGCACTTCACGATTTAATGTTGCGCTAATAAACGTTTTCAAGTCATCGCCTTTAAGCCCTTGACCGTTCGCTAACGCCCTCATCATGCCTAATTGTTTAGCAGACGGATACTCGCGCTGTGGTACCTCTGGAAACGGAACCTCTGCGTCAGGTAACGGCACAACAGGCGCCAAACGCGTCGGCTGGCGTGACTGTGCGGCCATAACTTCATCACGACTCGCCAACGATTTGTTAGCCCCAATACCTGCATAAGCAAGCGCACGCCCAACAGCCGACGTATATCCAACCTCTGATTCGCTGAATTTTGTGTACGGTGTGCGACCTGGATATATTTCGCACGCTGACGCGACAACTGGCAACGGGTCATCAGGTGAACGCCAAATTGTGACGGTGCACCTAATGAAACATGATTTGTCGGGCATTTCGACTATTTCGCGTGACGTTTCCTGTATCCGTAGATCGGGCCAACGCTCAAATGCGATCTTTAGACGTGTCGCAACATCAACATAATTATCCATAAAGTTCTGTGTCATGCCGCAAATGTCCTTTGGTGTGCAATTAAGTCTGTTGTTGCTGGCAACATTTCAATTGGCCATAACTGGTTTTGCGGTGTCGCAAAACATGGATAACGCCAAGTTTGTTGCCAATTTGATTGACGTTCGTTACATCGAACAATATCCGACCAGCCGCGTATCGTCGCCGTAAATTCGTTTTTGTCAACCGTAACCAAAATGTAAATACCGGGTTTGTCGTCATCACCAATTGCGTGTGTAAGTAGACAACCGTTTTGCCAATAGGTTGTGCGTACTTCATAACCTAAAACGTCATAACGCGTTTTATCATAAGGTTGATACACATATTCGTAATCAAAATAATGTGCTACCGCTTGTTCACCCAAGTTGCCTTGTAAAGTTTGCTCAAACGTCAAACTGTCTGACTGGTCGTATTTTGTACGGTAACCGTTTCGTGTTGCTACATCTTGTTGACGGTTTGCAAAATCAACACAGCGATCAAAATCATCATCATTTAATTTAATTTGCACGATGTACCTGACGTTCTAAACGTTGTATTTCAATTTCGTTTTCGCTCAACTTCAGTTGCTTGATACCGATTTCAATGTCGCGTTGTTTGACGCGCTCAAGCAGATCGTTAACAATGCTGCACAAATATTTGATTTCAATGCGCGCCTGATTAAGTACGTCGATTAGTTCGCCGTCGTCTAACACGTTGCGATCGTCAATTTCCATTTGCAACGCTCGTAGTGTGCTTCGTGCCGCGAGTTCGTGCGGTTCGTAAAACGGCACCTTGTTGTTTGTTATTTCGTTCATGACTTGCATGAGCGCTCGTAACTGTGGGTCAGTTGTCGGGTTGATGTTTCCGGTCATCTTTAGCCTTTCGTTTGTTGGTGACTGACAATATCAGGTAGGTGTACGCGGTTAGCACCGTTGCAATTATTAAATGTTTTATAGTGACCATGCACGCCAACCGTTTGAGTATCGGTAGATGTTTAGCGCCGACCGTAAATTGTCCTCTAAGTCAAATAAGTCGTCGCATGTGCGTATTAGACCGTATGCCTGCAGATATCCGTTGACAAAATATTTTGACGGTTTGCACCAAAAGTAGTTGATTTGCATGACGCCTGCGCTGCCCCCGTTGGGGTCGGTTGCGTTGAACGCTGTCGGGTTGCAACGTGACTCACGGTAGGCGATTGCCACAACGGTAGTTAGTTCGTTTTCGGGCCAGCCGACGTGTCGAGCCATATCAAACACGGTCTGACACGCGTCAGGTTGCGTTATAGGCGTAGTTTTGACCGTTGTTGACGGTAGGGGCGCTGGCTGTTCTAAACCCTGCCAAACGGTGATTGGTGCTGGCTGTGTGTTTGGTGTTGGCGGTTTAGCCAATATGAATATTGACGTAACGCTAATAAATAACGATATGGCTAGTTTGCTGATGAGTGTCATTGGTGACCTACTTTCCCGGTAGGTAACCAGCCTAAACAGATTGCGGTTTGCTTTGTGGGGATACCCCGAAAACGCTTGTCCAGCATGCTTTTGCCATTGCGGCGTCGTTGGCGATCGTCGGGTCAATTTCTATGTGATACCAATCGCCTTCCTCAAAGTTGCCTGCCTGCCACGTACCGCGATCACACTTCCACGACCGCTTCAACGCATAGTCAATCACTAGTTGTATGCCGAGCGCGTCAGCGTTGTCCAACAATTTGACAATAAACGCCAACGATACTTTGCGGCCGTCCTGTCGACCTAAGTTTTTTTGAGCCTGCCAACGATACGACAAATCCATAGCCAGCCCTCGTGCATGGTTACTGACAATGCCAGGTTTGCCGCGAACGTCACGCACAACAAATGTGCCGTTATTCCACAAACTGCCGTCGCTGTGCACGGTTGCTTGTCGCGCCCACTCCGATGTGCCCATTAACGGTTTCGTGACAACTGGTTGTTTTGTCACTATGTACGGTTTGGTCATGTTTCGACTGTTTCTAGTTCGTCGGGTATGCCGTTGCGGTTTTTGTCGCGGCCTTTAATGCCGTTTGCCGACACAAGACCCGATAGCGCACCTGTCAAAAACACGGAAATTGTGCTTAATAGATCAACAATGCTGCCGTCTAACGGTGATAATTCGGCTGGCATGTTAACGAATAACATCCCGTACAACAAACCGACAACCATGATTGCAAACGTGATTGCCATGATTATGCCAACGGTAACTATTAGTCGAGCGTGTAATTGGTCATTTTCTAATTTCGCACCTGTCCGCCGAAACATATTCACATACCTCGTTCAATTTGTAATTAGTTTTTGATGATGTGCACGACACTAAACACAATATGACTATGACTGCTCGAAAAGTAGCCATGTTTGTGTGCTTTCGTCCCAATAATGGTTGCCGTCAGGTTTCGGTGTTGGTGGTTGCCAATCGTTGTTTTTGTCTAATGTCCACGACGGGTACGGTTGCGGTGCGACGAACTCGTCACGAACATGATCGTAGGTAAAACCAATGCCGGGAAATTGTTTGCGTATGCGGTTGTTGTAACTGCATTGCAACCATTCGCCGCCGAGTAGGTCGTGGCAGAATTGTGCACCGTTTGCTTCCTCGTTATCATGCACAACAATTACACGCTGCACAACGCCGTCAAGAATTTCTGCAAAATGTGCCATTAAAATGTGATACTCCCGCTGCCAGTAAATGTGTAAATTGTGCCCGACAATGTTGGTGAGCCTGTAGTCGATGTTGCTGTTCTGCCAGCGTCAATAATGACAATACCGCTTCCGCCCGCTCCAGGTGCATAAACACTTGACGTAACTCTGTATGCGCCACCGCCACCGCCACCGCCGCTGTTTGCTGCACCTGCCGTTGCTGACGTGCCATTTTTTGCACCATTTCCACCGCCACCAGAGCCACCACTTGAATTTGTTGTGCCATCCGACCCACCACCGCCGCCACCAGCATAAGTTACCGACGATGAACTAATCGAAGTTGCTGTCCCATTACCGCCGTTACCACCAACAGAAGCAGAACTATCAGAACCAGCGGCAGCAGAACCACCACCGCCGCCGCCAAGAAAATTAGAATCGTTACCGCCGTTAAAACCTTGTGACACGACACCTTTGCCCCCAAGTGTTGTAATAGTCGAGTTATAACCGCCTGCACCACCACCCGAACCACCGCCCATACCGCAACGATTTAAGTTACTATTAGCACCGCTGCCACCACCGCCACCGCCAGCACTCGTAATAATTCCAAACGCCGACGTTGAACCAGCAGAACCGTTATCAGTATTTCCACCAACCGATGTGCCTGCCGCACCACCAGCACCAACAGTTATCGTGTAAGTTACACCCGAAGTTGCAACAAATGCAGGTTCAACGCCAGCACCACCACCACCATTGGTTACGGTGCAACGAAACCCACCGCCGCCGCCGCCACCAGCGCCATAATTGCCGTTTGAGTTACCTCCACCGCCGCCGCCACCGGCGACAACTAAATACTTAACTGAAATACCAGAAGCACCACCGCTAAAAAAAATAGCAGCACTAGCACTTGTAAAATAAAGCGTGCCACCCCCCCATTGTGCCAACGCTAATGAACTTGAAGTTGTAACCGTCGCTGTCCCTGCCGTAATTGTGCAAATGCCTGCACCGATGTTTTGTATAAACAAAGTGTCACCTGCACTAAACAAACTTGTATTAACCGTGACCGTTGTTGCGCTTGCGCTGTTCATCACAACTCGAGTGCCTTTATCGGCTGCAACAAGCGTGTATGACGCGGTTTTTGTGCTGACCGTTTGATTGTATGCGTTTCCTTGCAACGTAGTCAGTTGTGCAGCCGTCAAAACCTGACCTGCTGTAAAAGTTTGTAATGCCATAGTTACCCCACTTTACCCTAAAACGTTAGTTGAATCGATGATGCCATAAACCGCGTCGTCTAATATCAGTTCGTAAACGATTGTCGTTGGTGCGGTGAAATACATGATCGCATGACCGCTGCCGACGCTGATCGTGTGTTCTATGCCCTCGACCGATAATTCTTGTGCCAGTTCTGTTGTGCCTGCACCGCTACTAAACGTCTTTTCTATGGTGATCGTGTCACCGATATCGACTATGGCTACCGTGTCGCGTTGCGCTGTGGTCAGTTTGTTTAAGTTTGTGCCGATTGCCGTGTAGCGTGCCTCAGGTTCGGGTTCAAGCAAATAGGTTGCCAACGTCAACGCTGCCGTGTCGTTATGTAACAGCGAATCGGTGATACTTGTCGTTTGCACAAAATATTTTGCTTGGCTGGCTGCGTCGTCGGCAATTTGTTGATTGCCACCAATTATCGCTACAGCCGCCCGGTTGACGACTTGGTCTGCCTCAAACGTTATGCCAATTTGATCGTACGGTATGTTTGTGCCGTCGTCGTGGAAATCTGCTACCGAACTGCTAAGCGTGTTACCGATACGCGGTTGAAACGTTAGGTCGCCGTCACGGGACATAAACAACCTGCCCTGTTCGGCCGAATTTATTTGTGTGCAATATTGCAACGCGTTTGTGCCTGCTGCAACCGTGAACGCCGCCGACCCACCCAAAGTTTGTGTGCCTGTGCTGATGTTGCGTTGCGCTACTGGAAACGCTACCTCAGGCAAGTTAAGCACCGCACTTAAACGAGCGCTTGATAATTGTTCGCTGACGTTGTATTCGTCTAAATATGTTTGCGACAACAAATAGAAATCGTCGGCACAATAAACCGTTACGGTGTCGATACCACCCAAAGCGAAGTTGTAGTCATAGTTGACGATGTAACCGTTAAACAAATATTGTTTGACGTTTGTTGCGCTATATCGGGCCAATCTGACGTGTCGCATTGGCGCTAAACCAGGTTGCGCCGTAGTCGGGTCATAATATGGGCTGTTTGTGTCAAACGGGTTGAATAAACCGCTTGTGTCAAGCATGTTGAACACCATTGTGCCTGCGCTGAACTGATCGCCTTGATCGCGTCTGCCGCGTTTAACAACAATGTTATTTAAACCCGTCGTGACCGTCGCATAATTAGTTGTGCCGTCCAAAACATATGTCGTGTTGTCTAACACGCCAGCGGTTGCGTCATCAAGTATAAACGCGTCCTGTAAAAACCCTGTGTCGATTTCCAGGCTATAGTTGCCGGCGCCGACGATTGCAGTACCAGCCACTACGCAACCTGTATCTGTGCTGGCCCTGCCGACCTGTTGTATGCGCGAATAGCGTTAACGACCGCCTGACCGATTTCAGCGCTAGTCGACAAACCGCCGTTCACGTTCACCGTGATACCGCCAACACCACTATTGCGATTTAACGGCACGACCGCTTCGGGGCCCTTTTCGCCGATCATCGCCAACGTCGGCGAATTAACTATGCCACCTTCAGCCAACATAGGTATGTTCGGCACGCTGAAACCTTTGCCACCAAAACCTGGCACCCAATCAGGAAACTTGAACGACAATTTGCCTATCGTGTTATTCCATAGTTTTGCTATTGCGTTAAATATGTTTTTGTAAATGTTTAATACGCCCTCAAAATAATTTGTCAAAAAATCTAGACTGGTTGTCACACCAACTTTGATTGCGTTGAACACCGTGTTGACTACGGTGCGGACAACCTCAAATTTGTTGTATAGCACAACAAGCGCCGCAACAAAAGCGACAATACCTAAAATGACCAGCGCTATCGGGTTTGCTGACATAACAAAATTAAACAACGCTTGCGCCGCTGTGGCGACCTGCGTGGCGATCGTCCATGCTTTAATTGCCACGTTTGCGACAACTATTGCGGCAGCCAAACCGCCTATCACACCGACAATAATCAAAAATAGTTTGGTGTTTTCCTGGGCCCATTTTGCGACTGGTTGCAAAATTTCTAACAACTTTTGCAACGCTGGCAACAACGCCGCGCCGATCGACTCTTTTGTTTCGTCCATAGCGATTTTCATTGACTTCATACGACCTTCGTATGATTGCGCCGCGACGTCGGCCGCGCCACCAAACGACACCGACAACGCGTTAGTAATATCGTCTAACGTCGACTCTGAGTCAATGACGCCTTTGAGCGACGGGTCAAGTTTTGTTAGCGCCGCTGTTTGACCGTTCGCCGCTTTACCCAACGCCATTGTGACGGTTTCCAAATCTTTGCCAGTAGCCGCCGCAATATCGAGCGCCGTGCTCATCAAATTTTGTGCAACCTCAACCGACCCCGTTGAACGCACAAGGTTTGCCATAGCCGGACGCAACTCGTCATCGGCAACCGCTTTAGACATCGACATAGAACTAATAAATTGTTCGTTTTGCGCAATGACGTCGTCGGTTGCCATAGCGCTTGTGCGTAACTGTTGCGCCAACAAATCTTGCGCTTTCTGATCTTCGACGGCCGCTTTGGTTGCCAAACCTAAACCTGTCGCTAAACCACCCAAAACACCGATCGCTGGCAACATCGCTTTTTTGAGCGCGAACGCCGATTTAGCGCCAGCGCCTTCAAGTTGTTGAAATTCGGCCATAGCCTTTTTGAGGCCTTTGCCGTCAAACTCCGTGACAATGGGTATGGATACAGCCATTAGTTCAATTCCTTTTGCACACGCTGCATGAGTCGGTCAATCAACGTTTCTACTTCGCTTTCAACTTGGTGTTTGTTGCGTTCCCATGCCGGCCAAACAAACCGTGACGGTGCACCATATTTGGCGCTTAACGATTGCACCATTTGACCGCCTTGACTTGTCGGCACTTTGCCTTTGCCTGACATGTCAATTAGCGCCGCGCTGGGCCCGGTGTAGCGCACAAAAAATGTTGCAAGGTTCGTTGACGTGCCTCGATATTCGCGTATTTTTTTGCCCGACACACCCGACGCAACTTTGTTTTGTTTGTCGCTGTACGGAAACATTTGAAAACCTGAGGCTGTTGTCCATTTGCGTGCCATGCCCGACAACGGTGCTGAGCGTGGCAATTTTGCTTTAATGTCGTTTGTGACTGGTGCGGTAATTTGCTTAAAATCTTTTGTTAGATCGCGGCGCGCCTGTTTGTCAATATTGTTCAATACTCGTAGCGCGTCCTTGACGCCGACGACCGTTGTTGACGCACTAATTGAGTCAGCCATTAGTGTGCCTTGCGTTCTTTGTTTATTAGTTCAATGACGGTGTTCATGTCGTCTACCTCAAACGGTATTTGATAGGGCCAAAATCCTGTTGCCACGACAATTTGCGCTAATCCGTAGCGGTAGGAACCGCGTCTACTTTTGGGTCGTTGACCGCTTTCGGCAAACACGACTTCAATGATTTTAGATAATCGTCAAATACTGCCGGCACGGTAACACCCGACATTTTTGACGCTTCATACGCCAAATACGCTAAATCCTCTTGACCGATTGCGCTGCCCAATTCTGAGGCTTTGCGTTTGTATTTGCGTTCCCATAACACGGTGCAAAACAATGTTGTTTCAACTGTTACTGGTTCGCGTCCGTCAACAAATTCAATTTCTAATGTTAATTGCATGCGTGTGCCTTTCCGGTTGGTCTTGCTTTGTTAATTATCAGCGGCCAATGCCGCGCGATCATGAAACCGCTTTAGTTAGTGCGCCGCCGGCAAACGTGAGCGTGATAGTTGACAATTCACCCAACGACGCGTTAATCGGTGTGTGCGATTCAAGGTATGCGCCCGTCAACGTGTATGTCGGGTTTGTCGACGACGCTGCACCCGACGCTGGGGCGATCACAATGTTTGTTGTGATACCGACCAAACCGTAAATTGTTGCTTCGGTTTCTGACGCCGCATAGGACTGATACAACTCGACTTCAACGCTGTTGTTTTGCAACGATGTCACCGCTGCGCCACCAAATTTGCGTGCCGTGTCACCAAATGCAGTTGTTTCTAATTGCTCGTACACGTAGTTAATTGTGGCCGATGTGCATTGGTCGGTTAGCGAAACGCTGTTGATTGTGACTGTCGGGTTTGATAGGTAAACGCTGGTAGCCATGATTAGTCCTCGATTTCTATGGTTTTAGTTTTAGCAGATTTGCGTTCGCTTTGCGTGGATATGTGGCCGCTTTCAATTAGGGCGTCAATGTTGGCGCCGTCAAGATCGTTGCCGTCAATGACATCGCCCGGTTCGTATCCGACCAGCCTGTTTGATGTGACAATATATTTAGCCATGTCAATATCTTATGCTGTTTGTGCTTGCACGTTGGCGACCACTTCGTAGGACGGGTATTCAACACCGCCAATAAGCGTGCTGGTTGGTCGGCCGTCTGTGACCGCAATATTGGCCGCCAAAACCTTTGACATGATGTTTAATAGCGATCGTTGCGCGTCCAGGTTCGCTGGCCCCAATGTCACTATTTTGACCGGGAACATCAGTTTGACGATGTTGTAATTCCATGCGTCAAACGATGGTGCGTCAATAAATACGCATGGCGGTTGCATGTTGCGTGGGTCGTTCACGACCGCTGGCATGCCTGTGACCGCTACCAGCGTGGCCGTCAGATCGTCCAACGCTTCGTTAAATAGATCGGTGAACGCTACGGGCATTATGCGACCTGTGGTCTGTCGACACCCAACAACTGTTTTACCAACGGTGATAGCCCGTTTGTTGAGCCTGTTGACATGCCGTCAAACGACGCGAAATCGGTTATTGAGCCGCGTTGACGATACAACGCGCCACCGTACATGACAGTTGCCAATTTGACATCTTGGCTTGGCACCGTCGTTAGGCTGTCAAAATATCCGACTTCTTGTCTGCGACGATAACAAAACGAATTTGCTGCAGCCGCACAAATAGTCAAAAATGTTGTGTCGCCTGTTGTTGCGGTACCGATACCGATCCAATCCTCAATGTCGCTTGCTGTTATCCATGTGCATGTTTGCGTGTAGGTGACGGTGCCGGTGTAGATCGCTACAAATTCGACGGCGTTGCCCGTGCATGCGTACAAAATTTGGTTAGGTATTGCGACGTTTGTGTCATACAAAAATTCGCCTGTTTCCGCGTCGACGCCTGTGAATAAATATTGTGGCAACGCCAAAACGGTAAACGTGCCGTTAAACGGTGCACCCAACGACCCGACCGTAACCGATTGCCCGACCGTAATATCGGTCGGTTCAAGCGTCGATATGCAAGCGTAATTATCTAATAATTGTTTGCTTGCTGTGTTGTAAGTAGCCATAGCGGTTATGCCGCCAAACCACTAAGCGATCGTGATTGCTTGAATAAACGACGACTTGGCAACAAACGTTGCGAAATATCCGTAGTAACTAAACGTGCGGCTAAGTGTCGACGGTACTTCAACAGACAAAATGCCTTTCTGTTGCTCGTAAACCTCAAAGCCTGGTGCGTAGACAACAAGCATGGTGCCTGCTGCAAAGTTGTTGTCAACAACAAGTTGCAAACCGAGTGGGTTCATTGAGTTGTAGTTCAACGCGCCTGACGCTGTGCCAATACCGTTTTGTTGAACGATGTTTTGTCCGTTTACGGCTGGAAACAATGGACGGTATGAGCTGTCCAATTGTGCGCCCAACTTTTCCCATACGGTTGGGTCAACAAACAAATGTGTTGGGAAATAGTTGCTGTCCTCAGCAATTTCGCGCGCTGCGTCATACAACGAATTCATCAACGATGTTGGGTTGCCTGCGGTGACCGTCCATGTTGAACCAGATGCTGTTTTGCCTGCGACCATAGCGTCAGCGGCGATGTCGTCGGTTTTAATTAGATATTCGCCTGCAAGATCGTTCAAGATCAAATTCATTGCGGCTGGGTCTGTGAAATCCATGTCCTGCACCGACAAAGTGACTTGACCTGCAACGGTTGATTTTGTGACCACGTTTGACGCGATAACCATTGTCGTTGCCGACACCGCTGAACCTTCGGTTTGTGTTGCTGCACTTGTGTGTGTAGTGATCGTTGGTCGAATAAATGTTTTGCTTGGTGTGTTCGGCATTGAACGTGCGCCCAACGCTGTAACAACTGGTCGCACAAAATTCAGGTCTTGAAACAACGTGCCGAGTACTGGTACGGGTAAAAGTCCAGGTGTGTCTGTTGTAAGAACATCACCTGCTGCTGCTTGCAACGCGGTTGCGTTTTTGCGATTAGCCGATTGAAATGCTTCGTTGACTTTGCGATATGTGTCGCCACCGATGTGCATAGCGGCAAGGTATTCGCCTGCTGACGGCATCTTGAATTCTTGTTTTGGTTGCGCCCAAAGTTTGTCAACAGTTGATTGCGCTGCTTCGACTACTGGGGTTTCTGTTACTTCGCTCATAATTGTGTCCTTTGCTGGTTCTTGATCTGATTGTATATCAGGTTCTGTAGTTGTTTCGTGGATACCCTCGTTCGGCACGCTGGCTGCGACACGTTCAATGATCGCACCGCTAAATGCGCCTTCGCTGACGAGCGATAATTCTGACCAGTTCGCGGCCTTGACGATCATGACGCCCTGTTCGTCGTAACTAAAATCTGTTGGTGTTACACCAACCGATACTGCGTCAATTACGCCGTCGTTTGCGAGCGTTAATGCTTCGTCGCCTAGTCGTGTGGCGCTGATTTTGGCGGTAAACATCATGCCTTGTGGCGTGTCTACGCGCTCGACAACTTTGCCGACAATTTGATTGCTGTCGTGTTGCATATAAAGTTTCGGGTCGCGACCCGTGACTGGTAGCGACCCTTGCAAAAATCGTACCTTAGTGCCGTCCGAAACTGTTGCTGTTTCGTCGTATGTGACGGCCACACCGCTAATAGATCGGCGTGGCAGACCGTCTGCCGCCGCCAAATCTACGGTGATTAGTTGGGGGATTAACTTAATCATGACGGTAAATCTACACTTTCTGTTGTCGGTATTGGTGCATTTGGTTGGTTAATCATCGAGTATTCGCCGGTCAGGTAATCCTCTACGTCAAATTCGACGTATGTGCCGTTAGGTAAAACGTTGTTTTGGCTGAGTGTGCCAGCAATACAACCGGCGTAGGCGCGTACACCAAATGTCCACAAGTCCATGCGCGATTCTGCCGATGACTGGTATGAATATGATCCGACCGATATGCCTGCAAGGTATGGCGGTATGTTGCAAAGGCGAGCCATTTCCATTGCCTGAAATTCGGCGCTGTCAATCAACAACATTTTGTCGGGCGACGTCAACGTTTCGGTGTATTGCACAAATTCGTTTAAGGCGGCCGTTTGGTTTGTTTCGCGTGCCGCGTTGAACGCCGCCGCAAGATCGGCTAATTCTTGTGCGCTTAAAGGTTCGCCGCCTGTTTGCCGCAACACACCTGCCGGTATTGCGCTGCTCGAATTTCGGTAGCGTGCCGCTTCAAGTTTTAACGCCGTGGCAACAGCCTGTTCGGACATGTAAACAATGCCTTGTATCGGTGACAAAAATTGTATGACGTCATCGGGGTTTAGTTCGCCGCCTTGAAACACAATTTGTTTTGACGGCGCGAACCACACTGGGCCTGACTGATCGAGTGTTTGTATCATCGCGGCTGGTAGCCGTGTGAACGACGCCGGAAATCCGTCAGCGGTTCGTGACGTCACATACCAGAATGCTCGACCAAAAAAGAACAAATCGTCAAATGTCCACGCCAAAATGTGATTGTTTGGTAACGTCGGGTCGATACGACGTAACCATGTGCGTGGCGCTAACGGTACCTTTTCCATTTCGTCGCCGTTCCAAATTTCGTTGTACATTTTCAGTTGCATACAAGCGACGACGCTGGCCATAAGATCGCGTGCTCGACTGATCGTCGGCACACTCATCGCACGGTTGCGTGCAGGGCCTTCAATGTACGAATAATATTGGCCGATCATTTGTGCGCCACCGTTGTTGACGCCGTTTGTGTAATAACTTGCGCCACCTGCTGCGGCCGCTTTGGTTGGTTGCGGTGATATTGCCGCTTTGTTGACGGTGCGGTTAAATAATGCCATGCGCCAAGTATGCCACCAAAACAAATGTGGAGTGTGTATAGGTAGCCGCCAAACCGTAACCGGAAAAGTAAGGCGACTGACGGCTACCCGTGCGTCATGCTAGTTGCCAGCGACAACGATCATCGGTTTCCCTGTTGCGGTTGGTCGACTGGCAAGCGCCGCTGACCAAACCAAACATCGCGCCAATTCAATCGGGCCGGGTGAGCGTTGCGACGACAACGCAATACTGTTTTGTGACCGTACCGCTACCGCACGTTGGACATGTTCGGCGAGCATTGTTTCGCCTGTGTGCCACAACAATTTTTCGTGAATCATCGACCGTATTCGTGGCGTGAATTTCAATATTTCGGCATACCCGACAACAATTCGACGCCGTTCTAATGCGGTCGGCCAATGCAAATCTATTGACGGGGATATCGCAAATTTGACGGTCAAATCCTTAGCCAACTGGTTAACTTCGTGCAACATTTGATCGTATGTGTCCGTTACGAACGCAACGG